TATTGGCGGGTTCTGTTGCGAAAATGCTAGGCGCAATCTCCCTTAATTGATCAAGGGAAAAACCCGTTTCACTGCGTTTCTGAAAATAATTGGGCATTTCTATTTCTCCAGTATGAGGCGGCCCGGGTATCGTGCCGCTGGAATAATTAGAACATTATTCCAGCATTCTGTCAAGCAAAATTATCGCGGCCCCTATTATTAAAATCAAAATCATCGGGCGCGCCCGATGTCGCCAGCGACATGATGCCTAAGCATGGACCCCGGCGGTAGACTCTTCGCGAATGCCACCAGCGCGGCCGCATCATTTGCGGTCCCTGTCTTGCGCGTGCCATGCCACTGTATAGCGGTCGGCCCTTGCGCGGCATAACAGCCACCGGCGCAATCGGTCCCTACTTTCTTAGCCCCTGTGCCATGGGCAACGAACACAATCACATAATCGCGCTTGCCTTGCGCGCATAACGGCCGCCCGCCGCCGCATTGCATGCATGTAAAACCTTCGGACAATTCGGCCGGACACTGCACAAACTTTACGCCCCGGTATTCAATGCCCCCGGACCAATCGGTCCCGAGCGGCGCGGCCACTACAGCGGGCCGCCCGATCGCCATTGCATCAACGGCCGAGTCCATGTCATCGCATGATGCATTAATTACAGTCTGCCCCGGCATAGGCGCGGGCAATTGTTCCGCTGGGAAATGCGAATAGGTCCAAGCTTGGCCATTGCGCGGCACTGCTTTTAATACTGCCACCATATATTCTTGGTCGATCGTATCGGCCCCGGCATCAGGGGCCGGATTTAATCCGCATGTCTTCGGGCACGTGCCGTACGTATCACGGACCCCGGCCCGATACGTTACGGCAATGGGGCCTGTCTTTTTATTGCTGGACACTTGAACAGTTTTTAACATGATGCACTTACCTTTCTTATGTATGAGAGGTCATTATAGCATGATTGTTTAAAAAGTAAACAATTATTTTTTATTGTGCTGGTCAAAAATTGACCAGTGACCACTGTACGCGCGGGCGCGGATGCGCCAAATAGGGCTCAATTCCTACCGAGTCGTGGTTCTTTGACCCTTTTCTTAGTTTATTTGCATCCTGTAAACACGTTTTTTCCACTTTTTAATTTTGCGGAAACCTAGAATTTATAAGGTTTCCGCTTTATTTTCACTGGTCAAAAATTGATCAGTTTATTTATCCCGTACAACATACTGCAAAAGCATGACAATTGCAAAGGCAACGAATATCCAAATCATTTACAGGCTCCCCCTTCATACGCACTTAAAAAGTCTTTTACAGCGTGGGCTACCGTCTCGCCAGCGTAGGCGGTCAGTCTAATTTCATCGCAATCTTCCGGGCTCAGGCGATAGCCCAGCCGCCACGCGTAGTCCATGAGGTTTTCGTCTGTCAATTTATTGGTGCGGCCTAAGGTTCTCATTGTTCCTCCACCAATCCTTCAACGTAAACATCAGTCTCGGAATCATCGGCTTTAGTGTCCCCAATTAAGCCAAAGGATATCTCTTCCCACGCTTTTTCTTTGGCATCTTCCGGGTGCTCTGCTTCAACTTGAATCCAGCGATATTCTTTGGCAACCACACACACTTCAAACTTAGGCATTTTTTGTCTCCTCGATAACAAAGGTGTAGGTCCGCTTACACAACGGGCACTTGCCGCGCTCGAATTGTTCCCCGGCTTCACTGGTGAAAAAGTCAGTTACCAGCCGAATCCCATGAGTAGGGCAAGCGGGCATGCCGTCTTGGCCCAAAACATAAAAAAGTAAATTAGACATTTTTTCCAAACTCCTTTCTCAAGTATTCCTCTGCCTCTTCTTTGGTATCAAAGACAAGGTTGTCCCCGTCTTCATTTTGCCACTCTTGGTTGTAGTCCTTGTGGTAGATGACATATTGGTCATCGCAAAGATACTGCACTTCCCAATCCTCAAACTCACAACGATCAAACTCGTCTGTAATGCAAAACCCGATCTCAAGCCACCCCTGTTCCGAACGCACCACTTCGTATGGGATACCCGCATCTTCCAAGGCTTTGTAAATTACTTCTGCTTTAACTTCATCTACTTTCATCTTATTTCTCCTGTATGAATTAACTGCAGACTACATTGTTGTGTATTTTTTACACGTTGTCAAGTACTTTTGAACATCTTCCCAATCCCACGGATACTTTTGCTCTAACGCGGGCGGGAGCAAGATTCCATACTGGGCTAACGCGTAGGCCTGCCCGCCCTCGTACACGAAGAGCCTAGCCTTCCGCGCCTTCTCATGCTGAACAAATATCCAAGTTGGGCAACCCTTGTGCGCGACATGAAACGAAATTTGGTGCGGGCTGACTTTCACTTTCCCGTTAGTCTGGGCTACCTTCAATTCAATCAAATGAAATTTATTGTCAAGGGCTACGATGCAATCAGGGATTCCGAGATTCACCCACGACTCTACCCTCGTGATCTTCGCCTTCGTCATCCCCTTCCTGACCTTCAGATAAAACGCTGTCTCCGGCTTCATCCAAGAACTCCTCCGAGTGGTCCACCTTCTTTTCTTGCTCAATCGACTGAGTAATCTGTACGTCTACAACATCTGGGCTACCTTGATAAAGGCGCCTCAAGGCCTCTAATTTACGTTGAACTTCTTCCTTACTCATCGAATCAATCGTGCCGTGGCGTATTTCTTTACGATCAATATAAATCGTGCCCAAAGCTTGACCCCGCCGATATTCCGCCTGAACAGCCGCCGCCCACGCTCCAGCATCGATTGCCTTGTCTCGGATGTACTGCAAATCCTTCATATGCCGCTCAAAAGTTGTACCGTACTTGGCATTCAACTCGGCTTGCTTCCTTTGAATTGCCGCTACGGTATGCGGGGATAAGTCTGGATTAGTCAGCCTTGAGCCCATCGTGTGGGCAGAACCCTTTGCGTATCCAGCCTGTATGGCCATTTCGGTCAAGGTTATAGTTGCATCAGAAGCGGCATAGATTTCAACAAACCTAGCCTCCTTAGGCGTAAGTTTCTTGCGTTTCCCCGTTAATGGCGCCCCGGCTGTAGCAATCCTTGCCACAACCTTGGCACCTCGTCTTTTTGGTATGTCGCTTAATTTAGGTCTTTTCCTGACCATCTTCCTCACCCGGGGGAGAAAAGTGTTTCGGGCACAAGAGCCATGTTGGAACTCCTGAATACCGACTTAAATCGTCCACATACCATCTAGGCACGGAAGATCGACTCTTCCAATTCCAAACCGCTTGAGGCGATACAGCACAAAAGGCCGCGATATCGTCTTGGCTATCAAAACAAACCAACAACTTTTCCACCGGATTATTTGGCAGGCGGTCGTAAATTTCTGGAGTCACCTTTATTCCCATAACATTTATTTTCTACACAAAAGTGTACTTTGTCAACATCTTTTCAAAATCTGCCTATAAGGATTAAATTTTGAAAAAACACATTACACATTTTTTTATTTTTCAAAAACCGGACGTAGGTCAGGTTAAGTCTCTTTTATACAACATTACGTTAAAACTTAAAGTATTACTTTAACGTAATGTTTGATGTAAGTCATATTCCTTATATAAAACAATCACTTATACCTCTAATTACGACAATTACGTCTATAAGTGACTGAAAAAAAGTGTGTAGTGAAAATTTTTCTTGGAAACCATACATATATATGTTTTCCCCTGGTCCGTGATTCGTTAACCACGCCCCCTTCCCTCATGACCCACGCCTCACTGCGCCGTCGCCCCGTCTCCCAAACAAGCCACCAACCCAATCACCGCCGGAGGCACGCACTCCCCGATCAAAATATCCTCCACAGTGTCAAACTCCTCCGGATCCACCGGAGCCCCCAGGAACACCAAAATTTTCCCCGAGCGAAGCTTCAGGTAGATCACCTGTACCCTCTCCCCCTCCGGCCTGTGCAAAAGCGCCTGAATCGCCTGTGCAAACGTCACCATGGCCCTACCCCCTCCTCTCACACTCTCGGATGATGTCAGCAACCGTCTTTAACTGCGGCTGGTCTGGGAGCCGAAAATCTTGATTCCTAATCCCCAGATCCACGGAGAGTGCCTCATTTTCATTCTGCACCCGGCGGCAGGCCCTCGTCAGTTCGACATTCACATGCTCAAGGGATTCGATGCGCTGCAACAAAACTCCCAACACCGCCCGCCAGCCGTCTGCCTCCGCCCCCACCCCCTGGCTCCAGCTATGCGCTA